GCATTTGTTTCGCTATCTCTTAAGTATACAGGAAAATCATTTGAAGGTTGTGATAGTGGCGACTTTTTAATATATAACCAATTTTTTTGTGTTATATGCTCAGCGTCTATACCATTATATAATATACTGCCTAATCTGTAAACATCAGACGGCAACGTAACTCCATTGGAAACAGCAACGTTTACTTTTTCAAATAAACTTATTTTTTCTTCTAGTATATCCAGCATATCTGAATATTCTGTACTATTACCTGGTAGTCTAGCGAATTGGTTTAAATCATAAAAGTATTGCTCAAATATATCTAATTGAGCCTGATTCGCCATTATATTGAATTCCTGAGGTGTAATATATCCTCGTTGTTCTTTATTTGTGAGTGCTAGTACGCGTTGATATACGGTATCTACATTTACGCTCATATTTTAAATATTTTAGGTTAGGCCCACGGATATTGTAGGCCTATACCTAAATATCACTTATTTTAATCGTTTTTCAACTGTTTGGTATACTTCAATACCTTCGTCGGTTTTAAAGTATGCTGCTAAGGCCGAATATGGGTTTTCATCAAATGGTACAGTAATTAGTTTCCTGTCGTTGCTAGCCCATATAAATGTGCGTTGGTCATTTGATAATTTAATAATCCCTTGCTCTACAGCTTTAATACCAATATTTCTTATATTGATATTTTCATCGTTTGCAAGCTCTATAAGGAGTCTTGGGCTTCTTTTAGCAAATACCATCAAATCTCTTTTAAGCTCTTTAGAGGTCATTGTTGTTACGGATTTACCTATTTCAGTACGCATAATAGCTTCTGCCTGGTCTATGTCCATCTCCATTGCTATTTGCAATGCTTCAAACTCTCGCTCTATAGAAGTTAATTCATCTTCTGCAACAATTTCAGAATCAAATTCTGCATATATTTTATTTTTTGCAGGATGATAAAGCGATAATATTTGTTGTAATACTACTTTTTCTTTTGGAACATTTAAAACACCGTCTTTAAAAACAATATGCTCTAAGCGCGCGCTACCTTTAAATTCATCAACAAAGGGCGTTTTTTGATTTGTAGTATATTTAATTTCTCTTTCAAAACCTTTTTCTTCATCATACCACATTATATTCCTTGACTTTAATCTAAATGTCAAAGGCTCCATGCCGTTTAATAAATAATAGGCTCTATCTTTTCTTTCCCAAATAGGTTTTGCTGGCTCTTGTTTTACAGTTTTAGCCTTAACTGTTTTTTGAGGCGCAACCTCAATAGTTTCTTCTGCTATAGCTTTTTTTGCCATGATATAATAAAATAAAAAAATTAATAAAAATAATACCCAGGGCTGATATTAAACAACCCTGGATATTAGTTAATGATTATGCTTTGAATAATACAAAGTTATTAGCCGCTTGTGTAACCAAACATCTTTCAGATAAGTAATGTACTTCCATCGCATCAAGATCGCTAGTAGCAGCACCACCAACAGATCCAGTAATCCAAGACTTCATACGACGATCATCTGCTTCAGAAGCTTTATAACGTACGTGTAAGAATGGACGACGAATGTTTTTACCTAAAATTTGATCGTATACAGAAGATGTACCAGCAGGAACTAATACCCCCTCAATATCGGCAAATAAACCTCTTGTAGATTTATTATTAAGGTATTTCCAGTCGCTCTTATAAAAATCATAAGATCCTCTACGGAAACCTCTAAATCCTAAGTTCAAAGCCATATCTTCGCTGTTTTCAAACACACCAAATGCAGTACCNCCAGCAGAACCAGCAGAAATTTCAGCTAGACCATCATCCATAACTAGATTAGCATTTCTGTTTAAGAAAAGCATATTTTCCTCAATAGCTCCTTGCTTATCAAGTTCTTTTAGAAGAGCATCAAAATCTGTTATTACATCGTCTTTATCATCAAATGCATTAGCTGCAACGTGACCTCTTGCTGTAATGGCTGCAAAAAGCCCTTCAGTACCTGCTGTGTCATCAGCTGCAGGAGTTCCTAAAATAGAATCTACACCACCTGATGCTTTAGCAAATTCTGCTTCAACCATTGCGGTTTCAAGATAGTCTTCAAAACGAACGCGAGTATCGCCTTCAGCTTTTAAGTACCATAAGTAACCTGATTGACCACCTTCACCAGATACTTCTACCCAACCAATTTGAGAAGCATCAGATCCTGAAACTTCAAATTTATCTTTTAAGATAATTGGTTTGTTAGTAAAAGATTGGAATTCAGGAGTAACAGAACCAGACATTCCTAGCTGACCCTTTTTAAATTCAGAACCATAAACAAAGAAAGTACAAGTGTTATTTTCATTATCATCAGTAGTCACAAAATTTGCTACAGCGCCTACAGTTGCCCCTCCAGAATAAGGAATTGCAGTAAGAGTTGTATTATCAGGAGCTACCGCGCTAACATAAGCTTTAATAATTGTTGGAGTAGCGTCATTATCAGAAAGCACAATAGTTTGACCAACGCGTACTGCGTGGGTTCCACTACCTGCGATTGTAATCACACCAGCGTTATTAATTGCTGCTCCTTCATAAGCTAAGTGAAGACGCCCTTGCTCAGACCAAATAACTTGATCAGAAGCCATAGGCATTTCTGCACCTACCATACGTAAGAAAGACGCGATTGAACGGTTACCATAACGCTCTACTTCTTGTTCGTAAAGCTCAGGTAAATATTGTTGAGACCAGTTTGCACCACTATCCCCGTGAAAGTTAAGGTAGTTTCCAGTTGTTACCGTCTTACTTGCGTAAGGAGTAAACTCAGCTGGAAGACCACCGTTAAAATTAATTGAACCCATTTTTTATTTTTTTTAGTATTTTTTTAGTTTTATTTTTAATTTTGAAGTATCATCTCCAATTACTCTTGCTATTGGTTTTCCGCTTGCATTAGCTTTATTATGCACCCCTCTCGGGTCCATGCTAACATTTTTAGAAGTTTTTGCACTTTCTTTTACAGCATCCGCACGACCCTGTTCATAAAAGTGATTAGCAATTGCATCTGGATTCATAGCCGTAAATAAAGATTTATGATAGCCTTTAGCATCACTCATAACATTATCATTATTAAGAAACTTCTTAATAAAGTTATTTATGTCGCTTTGAGCTGTTTTTACTTCATTTGCATTTTTAACATTAAAGCGATATTTTTTATCTCCAACCTTATATTCAAAACCTTTGAATTGGTCGTTAAAAACTTGCTCAGTTTTTTGTAAAAATATGTTTTTCTGTTGTTCAGCTACCTTAGATGACTCTTCGGTTTCTTTATTATAGCGATTAAAAAACTCAACAGCTTCTTGTTGTTCAGTTGTAAGTTTAGATCCTGCTTTAATTTCTTTATAATATTGATTTTTTAATCCTTCTAAAGATTGCCTTGCTTGCGCCACCTCTTCTTTGAATCGTAGTTTTTTACGTTTAATATCACGCTCATCATCTACGTCTTCATCAAATGAAAAGCTATCTTCAATTAAAAAATCAACTTCATCCGCAGATAAATGCGGTTTGTTTTGTTTATAATAATCACGTAACAATGCCATGTCATCAACTGATGCATAATCTTTATTTAATGCTACGTAATCTTCGAGTGTTCCACCCGTTTCATTAATAAAGTCTACGACTTTTTGAATATTTTCCGGAAGTTCAATACCAGAATCTTTTTGCTCCTGAATAGCTTCTTCGACTTCATTTGCTAATTCTTGTGCTTCTTCTTGTACTGTTTCTTCCGAAGATTCTTCTTCAGTAATTTCTTGTAAAACTACTTCTTCTTCTTCTTGGGTAGGTTCTTCAGAATCCCGTATTTCTTCTGCCACTTCTTGGCTAACTTCGGATTCGTTGCGAACAGAAACCTCATCTGTGCTTTGCTCTTGAACGGCATTTTCTTCGTTTTGTTCTTGTTCAGTTACTGGTGGTTGACGTAAATCAACTTTATACACACCATCTTCAAAAACAGCGCCTGCTTTTTCTTGCACTGCTTGTTCTTTTTCTTGAATTGAAGATTCTTCGGTTTCAACGGCCTTCACTTCTATGTTTTCAGACATAATAAAATATTATAAGATTATACACTATACATTACCTAGGTTCGAAAGAACCTAAGTCAAAATCACCACTAAGTATATCATTACCTGCTGATTCGAATGATTTAGGTGGTAAATTATTTTTTCTTTGATTAATTAGCTCGCTTTGCTGAGATGCTTGTATTTTTGTGCGCTCATCTTTGCGATCTTCTTTTTCTTTAATTGCATTCTTTTGCCCATCAACTTCAATTCCTTTTAGTTGCATATTCATTTGGAATTCAAGATTCATTAAATCTTTTTTAAGCTGCGCTTCTTGCATTAATCTTTGCATATCAAGCTGGGCTTCTATTTGTTTTAGTTCTGCTTTTTGTGCTGTTAATGCTTGTTGTTTTTGCACTTCTGCCTGTGCCGCTACTTGCTGGGTTTGCGCATTTGCCTGCGCTTGCATTTGAATATTCTGCTGTTGCATTGCCTGGTCACGCTCTAACTTTTTACGTCTACGTATTTTAAGCATTTGATTTGCTAGCTGAATATTTTTAATTTCGCGAAGATCAATTGCGTCTTCTAAATCAATAAGCCCAGCTGACAACGCTGTTTGAATATTATTTTCAAGCTTCTGTTGCTCTTCTTCGTCTGGCATTAAATCAATAAATATACCAAAGTCGTGAATATGCAATTCGGATAATTCCGCCAGCGTAGCCACATTGTGAACACCAATAGATTGAATAAAAGCTTCACGCGCTGGTGAATATTCTATAACATCAGAAACACGTAGTGATATTTTTTCTGCTGTTTCTGCAGCTAAAAATAATCCAGCTTGTAATATATGGCGTGTTGCAGTGTTTGAATTTGCTGCTGCAATTTTTTGAATACCAACTAAAGCATTGCTATCAGGCATACTGCCATCTCTTGCTTCATTTAGTCCAGTAGCATCACGCATCATCTGTAAGTAATAGTTATATGTACTAATTAAAGATGAAATTTTATTACCACCTGAGCTTGCAGATATTTGTTGAATAGGTACTTTACCAGGATTCATATCGCCTTCAGATGTAAATGATCTACCAATTACAGAACCTGTCTGGAAAAACATATTTAATGCTTCCTGTGGACTATAATTTGTACCATTGCCTAAATCAATTTCAGCTAAACCGTCCGCGTCTAAATATACGCCATCAGGTACAACACGAGATAAAACTTGTTGTAATTTTAAATGTGTTAGCTGAATCATATCAGCAAAACCAGTTATACGGCTAACTAATGATTCAATACGCCCTTGATACATACGTGGTGCTACCACTGAGTAATTCATTTTTACTTTATTAGCATCACTTTTTGGTCGCATCATATTTTCGCAAAGCTGCCATTTCAAAAGCACATTAGCGCCAGGTATATAAGCGCCTTCGTATAATACTTCAATATCTTTAGCTATTCTTTCAAATCTAGCTCTTGAATCTTTTGGCGGATTAAAAGAATCATCTTTTTTAATTGCTTTTTTAGCGCCGCTAGCCGTTTCTTTAATTTTATAAACTTCATTGTGAAAAGTTTTATAATTAAAATATAATACGTCAACGGTGTTAGCATCGTGCTTATTTGCTATAGGATTATATCTATTATATATTCTATAATTTGAATAACCTTCAGATGAAAGCTTTTCTAAATCTTCATTTGTAAGATTAGGAAACTCTTTTTTTAATTCATTAATTGGTATTGTTTTTACTTCACCAATATAATATATATCATCATAATAAGGTGATTCTGTATATGAATGCACAATATTAGCAGGATCTACATAATCAATTTTTATACCTTCTGAATTATTATATGTAGTTTTTACTGCAGCAGTACCTAAAACAGCAAGGTCATAATATAATTGCTTTTTAGTTAATTCGTATCTATTTTTATTAAGAATAACATTTATAGCTTCTTCTTCAGCAATTTCAATAGCTTGCTTATAGTTAAG